ATTCCAATAGTTCCAAGTTGGATATATCATTGTTATCTTTGTTCTCATCTTTGTGGTGAACGTGGTACCCTTTTGGTTGTTCTCCGTTATGTTTTGACCACACGTACTGGTGCAACCATTTCCGTTTACCATCTGGGTGCAACCTAGTTGATTGGTAGTAGCCCGATTTTTTTCTAGTCCACGTATATCCATCATATTCGACTTGTTCCATGATATAACCTCATCATCTCTAGTAAGTAGTTCTGCTGGTATATACCCCCTAGTAGTAAGTACTGGGTGATTATCAGTCATAGATATCTCAGTACCGTCGGAAAACACGTAGGTATATACATATTTAATACCTGTTATTTTAACTTCTTCTACGAGTTGTGTCAATAGGTCTATATCATAACTTAATACTTTATCACCTACTTCTATAGAATCGATCCTTTTCTGAGTACCATCTGACATAGTCACTAAGGTATCTCCTGTGACGCAGTCATCGTGCTTCAACGCCTTAACACCACCAGCCAAAGTAAACTTGCTCAATTCATTTACCATCTCCTCTAGCAACGCCACCAATAACGGATACCCTGCTATCAACTCTGGCTTAGGAAACCATACCTTACCCTGCTTAAATCTTGGCTGCACCCCTGTAACAAACCTATGAGTCTTATCCTTTAACGGCCTAATACCATATTCCTTACTACCTCTCTTCTTGGCAATCTGGAACCATGTATTCTTCTCCATCATCATATCCTGAATAATACTAATAAAACCACCCTGTTGACCACTACTCTCAATACCAACACTCATTGGTTTCCACTTCCTGACATACCTAAAGATATCCTCTAGATTCTCCATCATCGACTGTCTCTTACACTGCCCATCAACTAAGAACCAACTATCATCACTACCTATGGCCCATACCCCAATAGTACTATAATCCGCTGACTTCTTCTCACTAGTAGCAAAGTCCGTACTAATATAAAAATTATACAAATGCTTATTCTTCGCTAACAACCTAGGATCAAACCACCTAATATCATCCTCCTCAACTAGTAACGTAGATAGATCTGTTACATCTAGCATATACTCTGTGTAGAAACTTTGAGCTTTACCCGCTGATTTGAATTGTTCGTACATTTTACTAGCGTATTCATAGCTAAACCTATCCGGCCAAACACTGTCAAAATCCTCCTCACTACACGGAAACTTAGAACATAAAGGGTATCGTTCCACCCTATACTGACCACTATTTTTTAACTTGTGGAGTAGGTCAGACTCAGATAATGGGGTTCCAATGTAGATCACCTTATGCTTCATAGGGTTTAATGCAGGTAAAGCTGAGTTAAACCAGTTCATTTCTACCGTAGCTCTTAACGCCTCTGATGTCATAACTTCTGAAGGTAATACGTCATCCGCTACTAAAATGGAAGGACGATCACCTCGCTTACTACGCACACCCCTCCAGTTCTGGACCATACCACGCCCTGTAATAATCGTCTCTACACCATCCTTATTAACTAGTTCAATCTCATTATCTACGCATCTGGTAATATCTAATAACCCTCTAAGAAACTCGCTATTCTCAATCTTAGACTGAACGTTCTTGAAAAACGCCTTTACGTTACCTTCTAAACTAGCCCCTAAGAATACTATAAACGGTGTCTTACCGAAGTTAGGCCAATGACCTAAAGCAGCCACATAGATTAATGCGTACTCTAGTGTAGTTGATTTACCTAGACCACGAGTACACTCAATAACTACGTTCCAATCTTTTTTATCTTTACTGAACAACGCATCCGCAATCTTGTAATGTACTTCTGGAGAATTGTTCTCCTCATTACCTGTTGCTCTGAGGAAACTAATAAATTTTAGACTTTCGTCACTTGGTATATACACTTCTTTTTGTTCTATCATTTAATATTACCTACTTTATACCCTTTAAATTTTCCTGCAGTGATCACTTTCCCTACTTTATTTTTTGAGAATAGATTTTTAAAAGACCCCGGGTGCCAACCTTTTGTTTCTGCGTAGTCTTTCTTGTTAGTCGTAAAGTGCTCTTCTCTAGTACCATCTGGGTACTCTATATACCAAGGACTAGTGACTGTACCTAATTTCTGTTTTGCTATCTTTTCCCTGGCTTCTTCTGTCCATACTCTTTCTTTATTTGCCCTAGAAATAGCCTCTCTAGCTTCCAGGCTTCTTGCTCCAGCAGTACCTTCTCCGCCTTTTGTTTGATTGTAACCATTATAAAAAGTATCGTACTTATCGATGTACAATACCTCTAACTCTGCTAATAACTCTTCTGGTACACTATCTTCTAGCACTATACTAGTAAAGGACTCTTCTCCATACTTTCTGATAGCTCTTTGTAGCGGATAATTGTACTCCTTGTATTTAGGATCATACGCCGCTTTGATATGATCTTTCCATCTTTTACCTTTTTTACTTAACGATTTCCCTATGTAAGATTGACCTGAAGGGGAAGTATGCATATATACGTAACCAACACTAGTTACTTCTTCATCACTAGGAATATAATTAATCATTCACTATACTCCTCTAACACCCCATTCAACACTGCCAAATAAGCTGCCATATTAACCTTATCCTCTAACCTATCCATATTCGCCTCTAACTCTAGTAAGTACTCTTCCATTACTTCTAGTTCTTCTTGTTCTGTCATTCCAGCTCCCCTTCTACGATTCTATACTTTACTCCAGCAGTAACCTTTAAAATCTCTATCGCTGCTTCTTCCTTCTCTTTATCGCTACCACTAACTAGCATATGACATAGTTCTTCTAATCTATGTGTCATTCTGTAAACTCCCCTTCCATCACTACATCATTCAGTACTTTCATAGCACCTAACTTACCTAGGTCTGTAACCCCTGAAGTCAATAAATCCTTTTGACGTTGACTAATCGCAGCTAATTGATCCATTAAATTCTGTGTGGCACTATCTTGCTTGAATCCCATATCCAATTCAATCTTAAAGTCCTTCGGTGTAGTATGCTTCAACAACGCATCTGCTGCAGCAATCCTGTCCTTATCTAGTTTACCATTCTCCATCCTATCTGCTAATACTCCAATAGCTTTAACCCTATGACCAGCAAATATCAAATCCAACGGTGTCTGACTAAGAGTAAGAATATCTGTAACTAGTTTACTTCTCCTGTACCTACTAGCAGCACTAGTTAATTCCCCGTACTCCTTACTATTAGTAGGAACATCTAATCTCTCTTGTACGAAATCCCTCTCAAAGAACACCCTCTTATAAGCTTCCGTATAGTTATCATCCATCGTCAATAAATAAGCACAAAACCTAATAGCAGCTATATACTCCTGAATACTAGCCTTAGCCTTAATCATTACACTCTCGTAATGAACCATCGTAGTTAGCAAGCTCTCGCCTTGAAACTCCGGCTCTAGATTAACCTTATTAATAATCTCTGCTATATCATCTGTAATTAGATTCTTCCTACTAGGTAGAGACTTCTTGAGCTGTTCTACTGTAACTACTTTTCCCATTGTACGTTTCCTATTCCTTATAACTAAACTATCTAGCTACCACTATTAGTAACTGTTAATCCCTGTATATTACCATACCTACCTAAGAGTAGCAACTAGGGTACTCCTCTCTATCTACTATCTCTTGCACCCTCTTAACCTGAGCACTAATAGCTACCCTATCTATATGCAATTGATTCCACTCCCACTTCTCCCAATACCAACTAGGACTATCTAAATCATAACCTACCTTATCTAATGCCACCAATAGATTAATTAAACTATCCCAACTAGTTCTTGTGTTTCTTTCTATCTTTAACCATTTCATCATAAACCTCTTTAACCTTATCTACTGGCACATTAAAGTACTCAGTATGTCCCGGGAATGAGTGTTCTAACTCTACTGAATATTCCTTGAAGTGCTCATGCAATCTTTGCTCCATCTCCAACGGCTTATCTACCTTCGTAAACCTAGCTACGTAACATCTAGGAAAATACCTATACTTCTTACTCATAGCTAATAGTATTTCCAAGACTCTATCGTCTACCTTATCCCTATTAGTCATACCAATTTTAACTATAGGCCCTGTATCTAGTGTAATCTCTAGAACATAAACTATGCCTACATCCTCTAACCCCTTCTTACTAATTACTAGTTTCATCTAATTTCTTCTTACTAGTAAATAAACTAAATCTACTACAACTCTTAATAAACTCTAAATCTTTACTATCTAATGCAAACCATTCACCTATCAGTCTCTTCTTAGCAAACTTCCTATGAAAGTACTTCTCCATCTCCACATAGTTACTACACCTCTTGCTCCAATATCTCGAAATCTTATGAGCATTACCTGTCTGGAGTGATCTAATCCTTTTAGCTACTGAACTAGTAGTAATACCTATCTTGTAATGACCATTGCAATGTAACACATATAATATACTCATAGTTATTCCTCTAGTTTGAATTTTAGATTAGCTAATTCTACCATTAACATCCTAACACCTAGGTCTTTTATTCCTAGAGTATTTACTGTTGAGTAGTACCAATTTTTACCTGCTTCTGTTTTAATAACCCCATCTACTGAAAACTCAACCTCTTCACTATCATCTATAACTAATTTTCCTGCCTCTAATTGTTTCTTAACCACCCTAGCTAAAGTATTAACCTTGTTAGTGGTAACATCATAACCTAGATCTGGATCATTTACTGTCACAGTATTACCATTAAACAAAGGCTCTACCAAACTAGGTTGATGCTTAGCTATATACTTCATATTCTTTAGACTAGGTACACTAATAGCCCATTGACTAGCTATAGATTCGTTAGTGTCCTTAGTTCTCAACTGTTGTTTATAAGCACTAACTATCTTCTGAGTCATAGTTAAGTTCCTTCTAGTATTAAGACTCTTAACTATCTTAGCTACATCTTCCCTAGATAAATCACTATTTAAATGCCTCACCTTTAAATCTATACCTAATGTATGACAAGCTAACTGTCTACATCTACCATCTACCAATCTATTCTGCCACAATACTGCAGCCTCTTGTTGACCATTCAACCTAATATCTTCTACTAACGCTAACTGCTCTTTCTCATTAGCTAATGCAACTATTGAAGCTAGTTCATCTATCTCGTACATACACACTCCTTACTCTATTTATTCCATTATAGCCAATATATATCCGATGTCAAGCCTTTTTGTACCGGCTATAAATATCCACTTGAGGTTGAAAGTGGCTATAAATATCCACCTGTAAATTTTACCTATACCTATACTAGTATATATAAAATGTCCAATAACCTTATACAGATTGTGGTTATTATAGTAATAGTTGTTATAAATCAAGGGGTTATGAAATAGTAGGGAATTTTGCTAGATTTGGTAGAGGGGTATTTTCTCTCTCTTTGGGCATTTGTCGGATCCTACCCCCCCTCATGCTTCGGTAAGTAGGATCCTTTGTCTAGCACTTGCGACATTTTCATCAACTTAGGAGTATTCCATCATGTCTCTATTAAACAAAGCTGTCGCTTCTGTTAACTCTCGTAAACCTCGTGAAGTCGAAGAGCTGCTAGCTCTTATTGCTGCTGATGAATCAGCCGTCATCTCCGTCCCAGAGATGATGAAGCTCAAGCAAGCTTTCGCTGCAGCAGGGGCAAAGTTGCCCTACTTCGAGTCACCAGAGGCGCTCGTGAGTCACGTTCACACTCTCCTCTCTTAAACTCTTCTTCCTACCCTGCGCAAGCTTGGGTAGGTCTTCGAGTTTTCTTCCCACCTGAAAAGATAGAACCTTTGCTTCGCTCCCACGGTTCTATCTTTTTGTTTTTCATTTGTGGTGTTTGTCATTTCGCTTACACCTACTCTTTCTATTCATCATCGGAGAACATCATGGATCCTATTACTTTAATTATCATCATCGCCGTTGCAATCTATCTTGGCGTACACTTCATGATTCAGCGTCTTGCTGACATGGGTAACAACGCCGTTACCCTACTGGCGGACAAGCAACAGCTGGCGTCAAACAAATTCTACTTATCTAATAAAGTTAACCGTAAAGACGCGGTTCAAGCTGAATTAAACCGTAGAAGTTTCACCAATTACTCGTCAATGGACGATGAAGAGCTAGAGGCAGAATTAGCTCGTCTATCAGCAACTAAATAAGAGGAACCTCTATGTACGTCGTTAATTCAGACGGCACAGTCGAATTCATTCGCTAACCGTCTTACGCACTCCTAGCTAATACAGCTTCGAGTGCGCCCATCTGCATCGCCTTAAGATAGAACGGTGCAGGAGAACCTTAACAACTTTTACTACACAGTATTCAGCTTACATAAGATAGAACGTCTTATGCAACCTGTGTATTGCAGGATCACTATTAACAATTGGAGAAATCATTATTATGAACGCAAATCTATTAGCTAAATTAAATGCACGTAAAACACAATACTTAGAAGCTACAGCTGAATACTCGGAAGAATCGCTGGATCAACTAGTTGTCAATCAGCTCGGCCAAGATAGTATCAATATCCTAGCTGACTTGTGTAAAGCTATCGATAAGCAGGAGAAAGCTGCAGGTATTACCCGTGATTTCGATACTGCACCAAAATGGGAATACGGAGCAGTAAACGGCATGATCTACAAATTCTTGTCTAAGTTTGTCTACTTACGATCAGAGCTTAAACCAGCGCTAGGCTTAGCTATTCCTGATACAGCATACACTGCTGAACAACTGGCTGACTGGGGCAAGTTAACCAAGGTCTCTCCTTTAGGTAACGTAACCGTACAGTTAACACCTAATCTAGAATCTGTAGCTTTACAAGTCAGTACTCTTAAAGCTTACCTTGATCTTCCACTAATAGAACCTGTCTTAACTGAAGCTCAATGGACTATCAAAGCTGAACGTGCTGCTATTACAGCTGAAACTAAACTTGAGCGTATCAAACTAGCACAAGAGCAACTAGAAGCCGATAAGGCTAATGGTCTTCCTACTTTCACTGTCTAACTTAAAGTGCGTCATCACGATAAACTGACAACTTTTTCTTTTACGCATTAAACGGGAGTACATCATGCGTGAACACCTATTACAAGGCAAATTACCCTTGCCTGGCTATGATACCTTTGCATCTCATCGTGAATTCGATGAAGTCTTAGGCACTCTTCAATCTATGTGGCACTCTATGTGGAAACACTACTGTGCCAACAAATCATCAACATCAACAGTCTTCTGGACCAAGCAAGCGGGTGCTGGTAACACTAGAGCATTTCTTCACTGTATCAAAATCCTATTCAAATCTAATTGGATAGAACTAAAGACTACTGAGAACTACTCTAGTATTGCTATTAAAGAATCTAAGCTACTTGAGTTCTGCTCTCTTGAAGAACTAGACCAAATCCGACTAGAAGTACGTATGGTACGTTATCTACCTATAGTAGACACTACTGACCAACATGGTCTAGGAGCTGTCTACGCTAATGGAGTTCGTACTGATCGTAAACTATCTAGACCTGGCATGCAAACCGGAGCTAAATCTGTCTTCCAAATAGATAGAACGGCTCTTCTTAATAACTATGAAGAAGTTCTGCCTGAAGTCACCAAAGGTATGAATAAAGTCTTCCTAGACTACCCTGAGTTAAAGTCTGATGGAGCTAACTATAGTGAGGTCTCTGAAGAGGTCCTTAAATACCTAGCTCTCGAAGACCACAGCTTCAATATGGGCGTGAATAACTGCGATTCTCGTGGTAGAGCCATCAAATCTGGCCTATCTAAGGTCATGAACCCAATCGGATTCAAAGTAGCTCGCTGTCTACTAGTAATCCCTGAGTAAACCAACTGACCTAGCTATGTCCTAAACTAGCTAATCCTATCCACGCATAACTTTGGAGTAAATCAAATGCGTAAACTAGCTACTAATATCGGTTACGAAGCTATTCTTCTATTCATCGCAGAGCTGAACGGCTACAAATCTGGTACTGTCGAAGGCAAATTAGCTTTCGGTA